TTGAGGTGCATAATGATTAGTTGGCACAACGCCCCAAGATATGAATATGAGGGTTTTGTTTACCGTCCTGATGTCGATGAATACGATGACGGCATCAGGAAGGCGTGGCACAATGTTTACAAGGCTGGCAGGGAATATATGATGCATGCCCTGCCGGAATTTGTGATTGATGAAGCGCCGTACAGGTGGCTAGACTATGACGAGTTCACCTATCATGTGGACGTTATGTGTAGAAATGTTTGGAGGTAAGTTATCATGAAAAATTACATTCAATTTACAGCCGCGCTTATTCTTATGGCTGTTGGTGCCGGAACATTGGAGACCATTGGGTCAAGTGTTCTGCTGGGAACCCTGTTTTTGTATAGCGGGGCTATGCTGCTTTGTTATGCTACTGTAGGCCTATCAAGGAGTGGATCATGAATATTGAAAAAGCCAAGGACTCATACATCAGGGAATGCCATAAAGTTGGCAAGGTTCCCCTAATCGTCAGCAGTATGACCTATGATAAAATCAGTGAGCAATACACGCTGTCCAATTCGCGTGACGGTGAGTTCGCTGATCTTTCGCCTGACGGCAGTGTTTTGCGTATGCATTGGAATGGGGGCTGATTTTATGAGCAAAAAAACCGCATTTAGTTACAGCAACGGCGTTCCTTTTGTGGAAAGGCCGCCTGAAACAGCCCTTGGTTACAAGGACTATGGCGATGTGGTGATAGATAGGCTCCCTGAAGACGTTCCTAGATATCACGACTACAACAAAAGCGAAAGTTCAATAGGTATGAACTCAGCTACATGCTTTTGGCCTGACATGTCTGATGAAAAAATTTGGGATGAATAAGGAATAGACACGGCGCATTGTTACAGCCATGTGGCTGGCTGGCGAAAGGCCTGTGCTTGTCGTGTCTTTTTCTCAGTACGGGTTCGGCCACATAAATCAAAAGGGGAGCGGTGAAAACCGCTCCCCTTTTTTTGTCGTGGATGGAGGAAACAACACAACTCAGTGTGTTGTTTTAAAATTATACCCTAGTACAAACCTAGTCAACAACATTATCGAAACATTCTACACTGGCAGCAGCATAGCCGCATTTATCTAAATAGCTGTCCCAGTGCTGTGGGCTTTCAATCAGTCTAGCCGTCTTCACAAGATCCATCATCAGGCCATGATCAAGCGGCGTTATCTTTTCCCCATCTTTTAATTTGCCACCAAGGTATGCATTCCATAAATTCGCAATCCTAGTCCAATTTTCTAACGGCGATCCATAATGGTCACCCCTTGCGTCAATAACAGAGCCAGCTTCTTCCAGCAACGTCTTTCCTTTTCTCATAAATCACCTACTATCATGCTTTCGTTCGGAGTGCTAAAACGGAACTTCTCCATATTTTTTTGATTGGTACGGGGTTGGCGTATCCATGAAATCATCTTGGACGGCCTCTGAGTATCTTGACGTGACAGGATTGAAGAACAACTCAGCAACCCCTTGTTTACCGATCCAAGAAAATCGGCACTTCCATATATGAACCTCTGAAACAGCACTCTTAACTGGGTCTGGCCTGTGTACAGATAGACCTATGTCAGCCTTGGCAAACCAAGCCGCCGATCCAGATATATCATACCCTTTCGGAGCAGGAACCTTGCCATTTGCATCACGCATCATCTTCGTGGGGTGTGCTACAAACCATAAGTGAATGCCATGAGACTGCGCGAACACCCTCAACTGCGTCAGCATCTCGCTGATCCAGTCTGTTTCTGAGATATCCCCATTCTTCTGAATGTAATTATATGGGTCAATGATTGCGCCCCTAACGCCGTGACGCATAACAGCAACCTTCAGACGTTCTACTATGCCCTCAATTGTCGCCATTGATCCATCGTTTTGATAAAGGAAGCTAAAATGCTCCTTAACAAAAAGCTTTCCTGTCTCCAGCTCTTCCTTCGACATTCTTGGCGTCACTCCGGTGAAGAATGGCTTCGACAAATACTTGCTTATTAGCTTTGCTATATGCAGACGCGGCTCATTTTCAAAGGAGCATACAGCAAACTTCCACCCCTTCTCTTCTGCCAAATTAACCATGATCTGATCTATGAACTCAGACTTTCCAGATGAGGGGTGTCCTGTGACAACTGTAAGCTGCCCTTCCACAATGCTGTAATATTCATCAACGGATTGATATCCTGTTGAGGCTCCCTTGCCCATGCCGTTATCATATATCTCATCAAGCTGGTCATAAAAATGAGATGCGTCATAAAGACCGGCAACCGGCCAAGGGGCAACATTAGCGCACATCTTTTCAAATGCGGCTTTCCCTTTTTTGACCAAGACATCATTTGCGTCCTTGCAGTCATCAGGGAACTCAACCTTCCAGCACTTATCCTTGCCTATACGTCTGGCGATCTCTTCTGCCATTGCCTGACCGGCGCCATCAGCATCTGTGGCTATGATAACGCGATTTGCCGAGTCTATCTTTTTCTTGGCATCCCAAAGGAACCTAAACTTGTTATCGTCCTGTGGGTCTATTCTGCCGTCAACAACCTTCATGACGGCGCCATTAGGGACAGAAACAACGCTCTCAAACCCTGCTTCAATAAATGATAGGGCGTCCATTTCCCCTTCGCAAATAAACAGGTCATCCCCAGAGACAATAGATTCTGCATTGAAGAAAGATGCTGGCGCACCATGGCAGGAAAATCCCTTTTCAGATATTGCCCTGATCTTTGCTGCGTACATTACCCCTTGGTTCATGTATGGAAATACAACGCACTCAACATTATCCTTCAGAGATGCTATGTAGTGATTCGCAGATTTTAAATTTGCCTCTCTTGCAGTGCTTTCTGAAACCCCCCTCTTCTTTAGCCAAGATATTGTATTTTCAGACAAATCATCCCATTTATGTTGAACAGCAAGAGCCACCTTATTTTCCTTCCTCACTGGCATAAATCTTTCCTCAAGCGAAATAACGCCTGCGGCTTGGCAGTGCCAGCAATTGTACAAAATTTCGTTAAATTCCACCTTCAGCGATAGGGTTCTTTCACCCTTCTTTCGCCTCTGTGGATTACAGATAGGACACACGGCCTTATGCTGGCCTTCGCCCATGCGGAGCGCAGCCCCACGAATCAGAATATCATTTTGCATTTTTAATCTCCACGACTGCATCAACGATATGCCCACAAGACGCGCCTGTCAACACAGTTTTCTGTCGTGCCGGAAAGAAAAATCACAAAGTGTTATAATATATATATATATAAATATAATCTATATACAGACTATACATAGATTATGTTTACTTTTTATCTATAAGGTCTTTTAGCTTTCTTCCTTCATATCTAGCTATCGGTGTTTTTGCGCTCAAAATGTAATGGAAGTTGCTTAGCATCTTTTCGTGGTCTATGTCGGCAAGGTCGCAGACAATGACAAAATCATCTGTTCCTATCCAGTCAATGATAGAGTTTTTTTCTTTGATGTCATTCAGGTAGGCATCCGAAATAGCTTGGGATATTACCGCTCTCCAAAGATGACACTCTGATGATCGTTCTTGGGTTGTCCCGATCAAGCCCCCAGTAAATATTCTTCTGCTTAACTTGGCGGTCATTGTTATAAATCTTTCCTTGCATTAAATCCAGTATCAGGCTCTCATCAAGATCTGGTCTTCGCGAAGCGTAGTATATTAACATTTCCACGCACACATCGTCAAAAAACATTTCTTCAATCTCTTGGCACTGCTGAAGAAAGTAGGCGGCGTATTTTCTTGCCTTGTCTGACTTGATGGACGCTGGCTTACCCCTGATCATTACAATCTTTCTGCTGTTTGCCTTGGAGGCTGGCTCTCCTAGTATTTCAAACTGATGTGTTTTTAATTCCATATTTACACCAAAATTCCTTATTGACATCAATGTGCGCCTTTGGTAGAAGCGTAAATGGAAGGAGGCAAACATGGAAATTACAAACAATTACGATCTACCTCAGTCCTTTGTTGATTTTGCCAGAAATGACAAATATAGCAAGGGAAATGCGGATATATCTGTAACCACTCTTATTGACAGCCCTAGGGTAAGGTTGATGCGAGATCACTACGCATCCAAAAGGGTTGTTGATGTGGTTGACATGGTATGGCCTTTGTTTGGGACTGCTGTGCATCATATCCTTGAAAGCACACAGGAAGACGATGTCGTGCTTGAGGAGCGTCTTTTCTCGACAGTTAACGATTGGGTTCTATCTGGTGCGGTTGATCACCAGAAAGTTACCGACTCAAGCATTGAGATAACTGACTACAAGGTAACTAGCGTGTGGTCTGTTATACACGGCAAGATAGAGTGGGAGAGGCAGCTAAATGTCTACGCCTATCTTGCTCAAAGACAGAAGGGTCGGAAGGTAACGTCATTGCAAATCTGTGCAATACTTCGTGACTGGAACCGCCGTGACGCGCAATACAAGCCAGACTATCCGCAAGCACCTGTTGTTCTGGTTGATGTCCCATTGTGGGACGAGGAGAAGCGGATAAATTATGTTCATGAAAGAGTTCAAATACACCAAGACGCACAGTTCAATTATGACCTAGTTGGACATTTTCCAAACTGCTCAGACGATGAAGTCTGGAAGCGTAATGACGCTTGGGCAGTAAAGAAAAAGGGTCTTAAAAGGGCTATGCGTGTGTTTGACAATGAAGAAGAGGCTAATCAATTTTCTAAGTTACAGGAGAGTGTCAAAAACATGAAGGTTGAAATAGAATACCGGGCCG